CACCGATAATCGGTATTTATGGCCGACAACCATTGGAGCCGACGCAACCAGAAGGGTACAGTATTGAGATCCGGCGTTCGCCGTGATCGAAAGGTCGCCGGTTTCGTTGTAGGCATTTAGGTTGAAGTTGGCCCAGGCCGAGGCTCCCGAAAAATCTCTATCGACCTGGTTGGGCATGACCTGGGGTTGGTCGTCCACCACATAGAAGAGCTTGCCGGTCTTCTTATGAACGTGTACGGCTGAGGTGTAGAAATCGAGGGAGGTCACCTCTCCGGTCCCCAGGTCAATCGTGAAGCCGCCCTCGGTCCCGCCATATTTATAGAAAAAGAAGACCTTTGTTCCCTGGATCGAGGCGTGAATGGTTGACGGGAAAAAGTCTTCCCATTGCTTGTTGTTCCAAATTTCTCCAGAGAAGAGCTTGCAGCCGCCCTCGTTTACGACGTAATACCCATCTGGCCCGGGAAAGGCGATAAATGTTTCATGTGAAACAATGCCTCTTTTGGCAACGCCGGCGGTAACTTCTGGAAGCGGTGTTTGCGTCATGCTGAGCGGGTGGGTTCCGGTGAGAAGCCAAGGCTGTCCGTCGGTGATAACCACAAGGGTATTTCCCATGGCCATAATTCCGACGACGGTGTTGGGGAAGGGTCTTTCGTACTCGATTGGCCAGGCCCAGGGCTTGTTGGGTTCACAGAAGTAAACCGACTTGCCCGAGAATCCAGCCATGATCCCGCCGGTCATTGCGACAAGCCCCATAAGACCATCAGGCGGGCCAACGAAATCAACGTCGGGAAGGGAACTCCCAAGATCCGAGTCGAGCTTTGTGTCGGAGTAGGTCGTTTCGTCGATGTCGATGGAGTCAACAAATTGATAGCTTCCGGCCGCTTCGCCCGTGTTGTAACGGTAAATCCACTTGTAAAGAAGGTTGTTGGCGTAGCATCTCCAGATAACCGTATTGTCGGTGGTGTCTGCGTCAACTACCGTTCCCCAGGTCGGCTCTCCTCCTCCGCTCGTTCCGGCCTGGACGCATTTATAGACGTAGGTTCCGCCCTCGTCGGCTACCGGATAAACCCAGTCGTCAGCCGAATAAGATTCTCCGGCTTGCCATATCATCGACATTCCTGTCAGGTTTACCGTTTGGCCCTGCAAGGCCGCAACGATGTTGCTCGGGCCGGTAGGTGGGCCTGGTTCGTTCCACGAGCTGACAGCAATATAGACGTAAACGATATTTCTCGGATCTCCGGCCCCTCCAGCCCCAAGAGCTGCAACCGGGGGATCGTGAGGAACAGGAAGGCCCATCGGATAGAAATTGATCGGCATGGGGCCTGATCCGGTGATCGCCTCGGTGTGGTTGCTCTTCTTTGGGATTCCATCGCCGGTATAATAAAAACGGCCCGTTGTGTCTGCCGACACCTGCCCAAGAACGAGGTTTACGTCGGCTTCCCATTCTAGCCAGTAGGTGTCTTCGTAAAGGTGAATTGTTCGGATGGTTCCGGTATTCTGAAGAAGGGCCTCTTGAGTGACGTTGAACCAGGGCCGGAGAACTCCACCCGACAGCTTCACGCTCTCCGCCTTCTGCGCCACGTTCCCAGGTAAAAGGGCCGGGTCGATCTTTGGAGCGATCCCCGCGAATTTTTGAGGGCCAATAGAAATTTTCATAACTCTAATCTCCAAAGGCGTCCTTGAGCGCCGGCTCCGTAAATATGCCCATTCCAGTAAAGAATGTCGTAGAACGAATCCCATGGATCATCCGGTGGATCAATTACTTTCTCAAGGGTGTCCACGCCATCCCATTTGCTTAACCATTGAGCGCCTCCGCCTGCCCCCCTACCGTAAACGTACAAGTCTACACCTGTGGTTGTAACGGAAATCATGTCTCCTACGCCCCCAACTGGATCAAATTGGCCCTTAAAATCCCATGCGTTTACTCCGTTCCACTCTAGCAAGTTACCTTCATTATACCCGCTCACCATGTAGATTTTTCCATTGTGAATACAGGCGTCCCTTGACCACTCCTCGCTAAAGTATTTTCCGGCGACAATCCCCCATGCCGAACCAGTGAAATTAAACAGTCTTCCGCCTACTCCTGAAAAAATTTTATAGGTTGCGCCATAAAGGCTGCCATCTAAATAGACTAATTTTCTGATCCCATCTTGATACTTTGCTGCCACCTGCGTCCAAGCGTTCACCCCGTTCCAGCGATACAGTTTTCCGTCTCCCCCTGCGGTGTAAATATATGATCCATCGGTTTCCAGAGTCTCCCCACCCTCCGATCCCGTCGTTTTTCCTACCCAAGCATCAACTCCGTTCCATTCCAAGAGTTTCCCGCGAACACCGTAAAGTTTTGAGTTGAACTCCAGCAGATCCCATATTTGATCGTAATTCAATGGGTACGTACTTGCGACTTTGCTAAAATTAATCCCGTCAAATTCATACAGGTCGGAGTAGTATTGACAAGCAACGTATAATTTTGAATTGAACACACCAAGCCGAAAACATGAACCGGATATTCCATCCGCTGTTCCTAGAAGTTCCCACGCTATCGGCTTTATGATGAATCCTTCCTCGTCTCGATACTCGTTCCCGTAGATGTCGCCGGTCATTAAACGCCACTTGTTCCCGCCGCCGGCATTGATCCACCATCGCTTTTGGTCGGCTGCGGGGCCTGTTTGCCAGAATTTTTCTCCGTTGAAATTGCCCGTGAAAACTCCATTCGGGTTGTAACCGCCGGAAGGGAAAACGCCTCTTTGAAGGAAATAGTTCATTTGTTCGGCTACGAATCTCTCAGCGACGGGCGATCCAATGGCGTAGGCTCTGGCCATAGTTCCGCCTTGTCCGCGAACGACCGTAATCGTGTTGTTCATGTTCAATGATGTAACCTTCACGATCTCCAGTTGTCCCAGTTCGTTCATTATGGCCAGGTAGAGGTAAACCCCAGTCTTGAAACCGGCCCAAAGGTTTCCTATCTCTCCGGGGACAATAGGGATCGTTGTTTGTCCGCTCGTTATTCCAGAGTCCAGGTGCGCGTAGAGTTTGTTTGCAAAAGACAGTTCTGTCATGGTCTACCTCAAGAGCTTATCTGTTCCCACGCCGTTCCTTCCGTGTGCTTCCACCATTGTTTCGTGACGCTCTGATAGACCTCTTCGCCGGTGTACTCCGCTGTGAGCACGCCGTCGGGATCTGTCGCCGTGGTTCTCCTGTGCTTCTGCATCAGCCCTTCGAGCGTAACCTTTTCGATCAAGTGAAACACTTCGGCTCCACCGTTGAAGCTGTTCGCTCCCCCCCGGATGATCGAGGAAAAAGCGTCTCCTGTGCGGACTTGAACGCTCATGTACTCTTCTTTCGAGCCTTCTTTCACCAGGACTCTGAAAGCCTGGTTTGTGCTAGGGCTAGGAAACAAAGCGCCTTTGCCGGTGGCTACAGAAAAAGACGTGTCTCCGCCTCCAATGCCGGCGGCCAGGGTTGACTTTGCGAGGTTGGTAAAGAGGTATTGAGTCATAGGATCACCGCATTTGCAAAATTGGTTTTCGTTGGTCGTTTGGTTTTGCCGGAGATTTTCTTTAGCTTAGCGTTCGCAATCCCATCCCTGAAGACTTTATCCCATGCTGAGGCGAGTTGAGGGTCGTAGTATGGCGCGGCTTTATGGCTGTAAAGATCGGTCAAGGCGCCCGCCGCGATCTCTGCGCTCCACCGATGATAAAGCCAATCTTCTAGGGTCGTTGCCGTGTCGATCGGAACGACGTTCACCCGAATCAAGATCCCGCTGGCGCTTGCCAGGGTCGGGATGGGCCGAAATCGAATATACGTTGGCTTGTATTCTGGAACTAGGTATTCCTGGGGGCTTGGGCCTGTAGCGAACCGCCAAGAAGCGTTCTCTACCCTTTCTAACTCTTGCTCGCTTGCCGGGTCTAGCGGGGCAAACTGATCGTCGTCAGCCCCGTTTTCCTTGAAGAAGCATTGGTCAACGTTCCAAATGCGGAGGTGGGTGTGTCCCGCTGGAAGGCTGAGCGCATACTCCGCGGTCGCTGCGACAATCGAGATCCGGTCGAGCCAGACGGAATGAAGAAGGGTTTGCTTGCAAAACTCTTCAGCCGCGCTTCTCACGGCGCTTATAAAACCAGGCCACGGAACTCCTGGTACTTTTGGCAGAATGTCCGTGGCCCAGTTGGAGATTGCTACCGTTGTCATTTATTACCTCATTGTGGGGCTGCTTGCTGCGGTGCGCCTCCTACTCCACAAGCCGCCGCGAACAGCCCATAGTAGTTTCTTGCGAGGTTTTCATCCCCTGGGAGATCCCCGTCCTTGGAGTGAGCCAGAAACATCATGTGATAGAGCACGGCGTTTACGAATTGATCTTCTACGCCCACAAGGGCAGTTTCCCAAACTCCGCCTCCGTCATGGTTAATCTGAGGCGGATTCTGTGACATGACAGCCTCGACATAGCCCGTTCCGTCCTGCGGGGGATATACGATGAAACGGCGCGGGGTGACTGGAGCCCAATTCCTTACTTCATGGTCCTGGGTCGCAGTCGGCCAGCTTGGATCATAAAGAGTCAAGAGCTGCTTGTCGGTCACGGTAATAGCCACCCCTGGAGTCAGCCCATCCGTCCCCATGTTGCGACTAACATCAACAAGGGCGTTACCCCTGCTCGGGATCGTTTGCGAGACTCCAGCAGCGAGCTTGATTATCGCGTTGACGGTGTTCGCGTCAGGCCGAAGATTGACCACGGCTGAGGCGCTCCGGTTGTAGAAATTCACCATGTCCACTTCAGCATAGTAATCGTTTCCCTCGTCCTTCAGAAGATCGAGGGCCATCAACGTCAAGTGCTTAACCGTTACCTCAGCCATCTTTCACCTCTTAGCCTTTGGCGAAGATGATTTTCGTTCTCTCTTCGACGGCCAGGCGCTTCATTTCCTTCAAATGGAGATCCGTCTTAAATTCGATCCCGTAGTTGAGCAAAGCGTATTCCTGGACTTCGGCCTTGCTCGCCATGACGCGGATTTTTCTAACCTCGGGGTCTTCGTCGATCCGGTCCTGTCGGTTTTTTGTGGTTATCTCCGCTTCGGTCTTGGGCTCGGCTTGCTCCGTCGGCTTTCCCTCAGCCTCAGCCTCGGCTACTGCGGTTTGTTTCTGTATTTGATGCTCCAGCTCGGTAAGGATCTTGCTGTCCTGTGTCATTTTAGCCACGTCCTCGGGGGGCTGGAATGGAGCGGTTCTTGCGGCTTCAATGGCTGCGAGCTTTATCTTTGCGGCTTCGATCCGTTTCTCGGCAATAGCTGGATCGTAGGGCTCCATATCATTTCGCGCCACGAGTGAAGGCGTCGAAACGTAAATGTGCCCGGTCGTGGTTTGTCTTAAATAAACGGTCATCGGCTTACTCCTTTCTTTTGTGGAAGGAGGGGGAGGCTGTGAGGTGCTTAATAGCCTCCCCCTTAAAGGCCCTACCTGGTGCGCCGCACACCAAGGGTCAACCATAGGGCCTTAGTTCGTTCTTACCAAACCCTCCAGCCCATCGCCCAAATGTCGGCAATAAAGGCGTTTGTGTCGGCGCTGGATAGGGTAAGGTCAATCGTTCCGTCCGTGTTATACACGACGCCCATGTTGCCCGTGCCAGCTCCAGTATTGGGGCCGAGCTGGGTCGCTGCAACGGTGTTGGGTTGCGTTGTAGCGGAGTTGAAGTTGACTGACGCGAAGAAACCTGCGGCTGCGGCTCCGAGATGCGTTTGTGTGGCGCTGATGCAACCAATGGTTCCGGTGCAAGCCGCGCCTTCTGCCGTGACCACTCTCACGCCTATAGATTGGAGCCAGAAGCCCGCCGGTACAGAGAAGACCTGGAGAATGTCGTTGGCTGCGAATCCGGTAGCCGGAAGCGCAACATCGACGCCGCTTGTGTTCACGAGCCCGCCGTAGGCAATCAGGTCGGGCATACTGATTCGTTTCTTGAAAGGTGCCTCATTTGGGAAAACATGAGGCATGGAATAACCTCTCTTCTTAAAAACAAAGGTCGCCATAGGATACCCCTCCTTAAAAAGTGTCTGTTAGAGGTTGACGGTTGAAAGCAGTGGGCCGAAGCCCCCTCACGTTCTCAGGGTCGCTTACGCGGCCTTGTAAACGTAGAAATCGACAAGGCTCACATCTTTGAGAACCTTGAACCCGTACACCTTCAGGCCTCTCACGATGTTCCCGAAAGTCGTCTCGGATCGCAGAGTCTCCATCTTCGTCATTTGAGCTGCGAAGGAGAGCGCCGACTTGTGACCGGCTATGGAGTGAAAGCAGGTCTTTCCGGCGTCCGAGGCCGTGGCCAAAAGGTTTGACTGATAGAGGGTCAGCTCGGCGATCATCCCGAGACGCCCGTTCCGAAGGGGTGAGGTGCCGTCGCCCGTGAGTGAGGCGTCCTTGAGGTCCGACTTCATAATCATTCCCGCCATCCATGCCGGAATGACAAGCCATCGGTCGCTTCCAGGGACGTTTTGCTCGTCGAGGCAAGTCCGGCAATCCACAATCGCTTCGAGGATCGTGGCTTTGGTCACTGCCAGGGGAGCGCCCGCCGCACCAAGGTTGATGTCGCGGGAGATCTTTCCTGCGGTTGCGCCCTTGTTGTAGGTGTTCGCGCTGGCATAAGCTGAGGCCAAAACCTCCGTGTCAACGTAGATCGC